TGTTAGCTTTACCTTGCTTCTCTTCTAAGCGGCGATAGTGTCCAACTTTGTTTGCACGTTTAGGTGAACCTTTCTCCCAACCCGGGCGCTCATGGAACTGTTGACGGAACTCTGTAATACGCTCAAGCACATCACTTTGCGGCTTGTCAGTAAGTACCATTAACAATAACTCACTTAGAAACTCTTGCATAAACACAGGCGTATCACTTCTACGTAAGTCTAAGCCCATTGCTTTTACTTTACCAACCTTGCCGTCAATGTCTGTTCTAAAGCCTTCGTTGTCAACTACTAATGCTGCATAACGCTTCTTAGTAATATACAAGCCCGACTGTGCAACAATCTCGCGTCCTGCTGCAATAACAGTTGCACGACTCTTTGGACAATGATGCGACTTTGCCATCATATCAACAAATGTACTATCAACTGCTTCAGCTACTTGATCATATAACGTAATTGCTTTTTCGGTACTCCATTCAATTTTGCCTGATTCAATATCATCTTTAAGCATAGGATATGCACTAAAGTAACAAGAGTCAGTATCACCATAAATCATTGCATCACCGATATGATCATATACACCTGTAATAACTTTGTTTGCTTCTGCACTCATGTGCTTAACAATTGTACGTCCTGTAAGTGTAGTTGATTGTCCGATACGCTTGTCAAAGAATCTACAACCAGGATTAAGAATAGCACCATACAAACTGTTCAAGTTAATCTTCTTAACCAACTGTCGCTTATCCCAATACTCAGTTTCAACAGCATTGCCTGCGTCTTTTGCTTTCTTGAGATGTGCCTGCAGTTCTTTACGTTCACTGTACCAACGCTTTAGGATACCTGGAATAACACCTTCAAACTCTGTAGTAAATAATGTACCATTAGCACTAAGCATCCAAGGCATATTGCTATCAAATACAAGCTTGTATATTTCAGCACCACTTAATACATCACTGCGTCCATCTTCCCAATCAATTGTTAATGCAATGTCCTTACGTTGCTCCATAACAGCGTCATACTCTTCTGTAGCGAATCGTCCTTCCCAACTACCAGCGAAGGTTTTCTTCTTTAAGCCCATGTCTTCAGCAACACGAGCGTCACTAATCTCTGGACGTATTTGTCCTACAACAGTTTCGGGTGCCATGTTTAATGCACGAATCACTGAAGGATACAGTGAATTTAAATCCATTGAAGCAATCCATCTATGCAATCCTTTCTTAGGATATGCAACATATGCGCCAGCAGCCTGTGTAGCTTCGTCATCATACTTCTTACGATTGGGTACTTGTAAGCCTCTGTGCCATGCTTCGTTAACGATAGCTTGCTCTGTAACTGCTACAGCACCCATTGTAGTCTGAAGCATAACAGTATTAGCATGTGCTAGTTCGTTGCTTAGATCAATAAAGCGAAGCTTCTTGTCTAGTTTGTCAAGTAGTGCAGTATCCTGAATGTTATATTCAATAAACTTGCGGAAGTCGTTGTTGTAAAGTGCGTCAAGTGTTCCTTCATACGGAACTTTGTTCTCACCTACTTCAATTTCACCAATAGCATCTAGTCGATATGTGTGACGTTCTTCATAAGTGTACTTACGATATAAGTTCAAACTATCCAAGTGTACACGCCCGACTAAGTCAAACGTTTCACTTTCTTTGCCAAACTTTTCGTACATACGCTTCTTAGGAAGTTGTCCCCATAAGCAGAACCTACGTGTGTCATCTTTGCTTAGTACTCTTGCAGTTCTGTTTACAGTATACGGAATATCATATCCTTCACTGTTCCAGCCACTTAGTACGTCACTGTCTTCAATTAGTGTTAAGAAAGTATCGATCATGTCGCCTTCTTTCTCAAACAACATTACATTATCAATACCTTCAAGCTCTTTCCAAGCTTGTTCCATAGTAAGTGTCTTAGGCGGCACAGCAATACACACCATTGTGTCTAACCACTGTAAGTATACCGAGATACTTGTTATAGGCATAAACGGATCACTTGGATCAGCAAAGCCTCGCTCTGGATCAAAGTCAGTCTCAATATCAAAGAACGCAATGTTTAGTTTAGGTGCATCTTGGTTAAGATAGTTTTCACTTAAACACTGAAAGATAGGATTAATATCGCTTTCAAACAGTTCTTTGTCTCTATTAATAGCTACTTCTTTGCGGAAGTCTTTTGTGCTTTTGCACACAATACGACTCAGCGGATCGCCGTACACACTCTTGTACTTGCCACGCTGGTCCTTATAATAAAATGTATATTTTGTTGGATATTCGCGATAAGTTCTCTTACCGTCTTTACGCTCTACAACTCTAATAATGTCGGCGTTTCTATCAAACATTCCGTCTACGTAACTCATCTATTCTCCTGTTGTTGCTTCTGGCCAACTAACCTTTTACCTGCTCTTAAGTGAGCGACTCTTATAGTATACACTAGAAAGCGTATTATAGCAAGTTCTCTTTAATAATTTTTATAATTCTTTTATTATATCTTGCTCTAATGAACGCTTCGTACCCAGCCATTAGTCCTGTAGGAGCATGTGGGTTCTTTGTGTTCATCTTAAAACCTAATATACTTTGCATTATAGGAGCATTAATATTCATAAAAGAACTAGCGTCAAATCTAATAAGTTTAACTTTTTCTTCTGTGTTAAATTTAAGATACATTAATGCATCAGTAGTATTAATATCAATTGTACGTTTATTATCACGTAGTTTAAACGAAGGCTTTACAGGCCTAAACCAACTATTAATATTAAACGTTGCACTTAGGCCTATACAGTTGTCTACAAAATTACTTTGTTCGTAATACGGAGGTAACTGTGTCATTGTTAACGGCTCTTCGCAAAAGAATAAGTACGAAGGTGCCGATAACTGTATGACACCGTCTGGACCAAACTGTCCTATAAAATGCTTAATAAACTCAAAGTCTTGTTGATACTTGCTATTAATGCCTGTAAAGTCTTCACTAAACGTAATGTTCATGTCAACAGGTGAATTAATTTTAAAAGTATTTTTACTTTCGTCTATTACAGCAGGACACTTACTAGCACTAGGTCCAAAGAATTTAACAAAATCCATGCCTTTTGAAACACGTACTGGGTCAGCAAACTTTAACTCACTTATTTGATAAGTGTCCGGTACGTTGCTACCTTCTGAACCTGTTGCCCAGTAAACTGTTTTCATAGTGCATCCATTATAAGCCTACTTAATGCTATTAAATTCATCATAGTAAACCAACCAGTTAGTAGTATTACAAAGCCCGCTCTGCGCAATATAGCACTTGTTAAGCCAAATATACTACCAACTAAGTACAATGGAATAAACCATTCAGTAGCAGGGTCAAGCACTGTTACTGTTAAGACAATGCTTGCACCCACTAATAAAATAAGCTCAATTAGTTCTGCATAAAAAATCACAGGAGACAACCGGTAAGTTTCACCGAAGTAAGATATGATTCTTTTAGTAAATTGGCTTATTGTTTCAATCACTTATCATAACCCAACGTAGATACTAGTGTTTCGAGATCGTCGTACGCATCTTCGTGCTTATCCCAGTCACGGTTCTTAGCAATCTTAATTGCTTTATTAATTAAACTAGCTTTAATATCCAGTTCTTCTGCAACAGCTTTAACAGTTTCTTTTAGACCTTCACTAAGATCCTCAACTTCCTGCATTACTGTTACGCCTTCTTTAACCAAACGTTCTAGTTTAGCTTTCTCTTCTACACCGTAGGTACGGTCACTCATAAGGTTCTCTCCTTTGTTAGTTATATATTATTATAGCGCATATCGTGAAAAAAGTCAAGTAAAAACTTGACTTAATTTAGATTTATTTTTAAGATTATTTTGTAGCGTTTAGTTTGCGGTAAAGCATTTCTTTGATTGATTCATTTTTCATTGCAGCAAATCTATCTCTTTGTGCTTTTTTAGCTGCTTTGTCTTCATCACGCATCTTTGCAACAGCAGCGTCTCTACGCTCCTGCGACTTAGGGTCTGTTGCCTTAGCTGTCTTTTTTTGCTTAGGAATACTTTTACCACCATTATAAGCGCCTGCTTTAGCTGCTTGATCTGATGCTGATGATCTAGCTTCTTGAACGCCTTCGCCCATCTTAGCCATCATGGCATCAAATTGTCTTTTCTTCTTTGGATCTGCTGATATCTTTTGTAGTTGTGCAGAATGTTGTTTAAGGAAACCTTTCCAATCACCTGCTTTTGCAACAACAGGCTTTGATCCTTTTGTAGCAGGCTCTGGTTTAGCTTTGGGCGCAGCACCTATTCCAAATTTCTTCTTCAAGTATCGTTCTGCACCATCAGGAGCAGTGATGCTATTTTTAGCACTATCTTGAGCTGCTCTTGATACATCGGCAAGGTCTTCACCAACTAATTTATCAACATGTGGATGCTTGCCACGTGCTTTTGCTTTAGGCATTGGATCTTTGCCTTTAAGTTGTCCAGCACTTCCAGTCTTTTGTGATTCATTAAGTGTAACACCAGCTAGTGCAGCAAGCTCACTTAGATTATAATCACTTTCTTGTTCGCTAACAGTTTGAACAAAGTCTA